ACGCAAAGCCAGTTCGCGGCCTTTGCAGTCGTGAACAGTGATGTCCTGCCGTGTGTTGTTGGACTGCGTCACCACCCGGATAAGCGACGACATGGAATCAAACGTCGTATCGGCAGGGTTGAAGTCGATGCCTACGTGGGCGAACGAGTATTGCTTGTAGTAACTGGCATTCGTAAACACGGCAAAGAAGTCGGTCAGGATGTTAGTCAGCGTTGAGACACGCAAGGTCACGCCATCCACAATCACGGAGCCGGTATTGTTGGCCTTGAAGTTGCATACCGAGTCCTCGAATACAACTCCACCCGAGAAGCTGATGGAATTGAAGGGGCCGTTAAGGTCGTCAAAGAAGGAAGGGTTGTTGCAGTTCTTATCCGAGGATGTGTAGACACCCCCAATGACCTGAATATCAGCGCCCAACGCTCCTTGCTGGCTGTCGTTGTAGTTGCGGAAGTGCGGGAAGCCGGCACGCTGAATGCTCTTGCAGCCCTTCAGCTCGAAATGCTTGGTTCCGAAGAACGATGCGTAATTGCCGTTGGCGTAGTTCTGCGCGATGCAGTTGACGTTTACTGCGTTTAGGGTGCCCTCGTGGTCAATGCCCACATCACCGCCAACGGTTGTGCGTATAGCGCTGCATGTATCGAAGGTAACGTTCTGGCCCATCGAACCCCACAGACCGGAGCCTGTGCAATCAAACGTAGAAAAGCCTTTGACCTTTACTCGGTCGCATTTACGGATGTTTGCAGCTGCGCCGTCTCTGCCGAAGTTGGAGTCTCCACCCCAATAGAGGAAGCCGAACACATACCCAGCGGCGCGTCCACCCTGCACCTCGATGCCGTCGATGTACTGCATGTCGATGAACGACTGACCATCTTCCGGGGTGGCTGTGGAGCCCTGTGGATCCACGATGAGCCAGTCTTGGCAGACGTTCGTCTTTCCCGCCCAATCAATGGTCGAGTAGTAGTTAGTCGGAAATCCCGAACGAGGGATGGTGCGAGCCAGCATGCAGGTGATGCAACGCGGGCTGATGATCTGTACGTCCTTGGAGCATGCGCTTGCGTCAAAGCTGGCAGTAGCGATTGCGTGGCTGGTGGACGGGCCTTGGAAGATCAGGTTGTTGAGTCGGATGCGGTCAGCGTGGTAGAAGACAGCAGCGCCCGTAAAGCGGATCTTGGCGCCGTTGGGGTTGTCAATCCGCATGCCCACCGGAAGCTGGTGGATGTTGTTCAGGATGTAGACGCGATCAGCCTTGCCTAACTGTGCGTACCGGGCTCCTGACGCGAACAGCTTTTCAAAAGCCAGGTCGTCGGACGTACTGTCGTCACCCAATGCGCCGAACTGCTCAAAGAACGCAGGACCGCGGCGGATAGCTGATTGGACTGTTTCCGGTACTGCTCCGGTGCCAGCCTGCACGAAACCGACAGACGCCGATCCGTTCTGGCCACCGACAAGCGAGACATAGGTGCCAAGGGCTTGCGGATCGGCAACCGAGAAGTTGTCCACGCTCCAGACTTCAACACCTGGGGCACCCAGAACAGGCGCAGTGCGGAGGATGAACTTGTAGAAAACCCCCGGCACCAGCCAAACATTTGCCCTGCCCGCTGCATCCAATTGAACAGGGTTGCTGTTCTGCACCGTGCCCGATTGGTCGGTGTAGGTCGCAATGGGTGTAGTGGTGCCAGCAGCGTAGGTGAAGAGTTGCCCCAAGACAACGGGCAATCCGGCATTGGTTTTGCCTTCAAATTTGGGGGTCCAGGTTGCTGCCATTTGGGTTCCGATATTGTTAGACTTGGCCGATGGAATTCACGGACTATCTTTGGGTCAAGGCTGGTGTGGTGTTGGTGCTGGCGTTTGTCGTCGGCATCTTCAACGGCCTGAAACGGCCACGGGCGCCGCACGAACAAGGCCAGTCGCCGCATCGGATTCAATAAGGTCACGCAGGCGGTTCGTGCCAGGCCGCGTAAGGTATGCACCAACCCGAGGCGAGTTAAGCAAAGCGGCCAGACCGCCAGCGCCTGCATAACCCAAGCCAGCAAGGGCGGGGTTTGCTACAACGGACGCGCCGAGCAAGGTATTTTGGATTGCGGCACGAGTGCTACCGCCAGTCCGGGCCACGCGGTCAGCCAGAATTTTGCTGCCGACCAGCGAGAGATCGCCAAGCGCCGTTCCTGTTGGATCACTGTAGCCGTTGCGGACAGCGTTAGGCAGCAGAGCCGCAGGCACATCCCCGGGCACCCGTCCTGCAACGCCCAGCTCCGCATTAGTCAGCAAGGGCTCAACAGTTTTGAATGCCTTGTACTGAGAACGAGTTTGCGTAAGTGCAGCAGCGTCTGTGGGAGATACGCTGCGATTGAAAGCGCTGATGACAGATTGCCGCAGATCGCCTAGCTCGTTGCGTAGTTCGTTTGAGCCTTCTGCACGACGACGCAGATAGCTTTGAAACTTGTTGGCCACATCACCTGGAATCACCTGAGCGCCTGATGCGTCGGTCTGCACCTTTGACAGGAGATCATCTATCTCAGCCTTGATGCTGGCGCCCGACTGTGCGGGGAGTTTATCTGCCTGCTGGCGCAGGGCCTGCACGCCGTTGACAAACGAATCATCGACTTGCAGGGAGTTGTTGTTCCAGATGCGGTCAAACTCCTTGCCCAAACGGCCTTTCGCTGCGTCAACGATGTCAGGGGTGAGCGACTCCTCGGCCGCTCCAAATGTAGAGCCAACGGCCTTGTTATAAGCGCGCTGTTGGTTCTCGCGCGCGCCTACACCAATGCCGCCGATGATGGGCAGATCGGAAAGAACGGACCGAAATGCTTTCGTGGTGCCACCCGACACATCCGCGGTGGTAACAGGGATACCGTAGGACTGCGCAAGTCTGCCAACCTCAGCTGCCCGCGGGTTGACTCCAACGCTTTGGCCCACGAGTTGGCCCAATCGACCCACGCCAGCGGCAGCGCCAGGCAAAGCGGCGCCAATTGCTGCACCCTGGCCAGTGCTTGAAGGATCCACCAAAGCAGTAGATGCGCCGCCAGCAATGCCGCCACCAGCGCCGCGGATTGCTAATTGCGCAAGCCGGTTTGCAGGCGCATTGGTGCCCAACCGCATCCCACCTGAGGCAATGGCATTGGTAAGCGGTTCAATCGCGGCAGCAACCCGAGGGCCGGCCTGTGCTGCCAGCCGTGTTCCATTAGCCAGCGCGCCACCTACTCCGAGCGTGCCCGCGACTTCCGCGCCGAGCTTGCCCGCGCCATAAGCAAGCGAATTGGTATCCGCACCCAAGGACTGCAATGCAGGGTCCAAAGACTCGCGTCGATCAGTGCGCCCGATAAAGTCATTCTCTGGAACCCCCAGCGCTCGCGCAGCCGCATCAACAGGCGCCAGCAAAGTCGCACCAATAGAAGCAGCGCCACGCACAGCACCAGCACCCAGATCGCGGGCAGTACGCTCGAAAAAGCTACCCTGTTCCTTTGGCGCCTCCGTACTCGTCTTGAGTTGGGATTGAACCTGCTGCAAGGCTTGATCGGCTGTCGAGCCTTCAGGGCCTGTTACGTCATACGTCTTGCCATCAGGTGATGTGATTCGGAAGGTGGGCACTTAGCGAACCTCCTTCACGGACCAACCGCCCGAGGCAGCAGCAGGCGAACCGCGGACCTGACTGATTCGATTCTCGGAATCGGGTACGTCAGCAGCAATGCCTCGCGTGGCAATCTCACGGTTCTTGCGTTTCTGTGCAATCACGGCAGAGGTGTCGCCGATCTGCGGGAAATATTGCTTGTCGGCGTTGTCAAACTCGCTGGAGGCAATAGCTGCACCAGATTCGCGGCGCAGCACAGCGTTGATGAAATCTCGCTTGGCCTGCACCAACTGCTGATTACCTTGACCGCCAATAGCATTGATGGCCGCCCCAACAACAGGAAGTGTGGATCCGGGGATGCTGTTCACTGTGCCGCCGCCAGAAAGCTTGTCTAGCGTGTCGTTAGCCTCCTGCATGCGCGATGCAAACACCAGCGACTTGCTTTGACCTTCGGTTAGGGGCTTGCCTCCACCGGCCTTGTTCTGCGGATCGGCTGGGCCGCCTGGAATGAATTCAAGCGTGCCGTTACCGCCAGGTCGATAGCCGGGGGGAAGACGGCCAGTTGAAAGCTCTTGCTGACGCAAGCCAAGATTAGCGCGCGCCACCCCAAGATTTCCTTGAGCAACACCAAGCTGACCTTGTGCAACACTCTCCGTAGAACGATTGTGCCGCCCTTGCTCCTGCTGCGTAAGCGCCTGAATATCTAGGCCGCGCGACTTTGCAGCAGCTTCGATTCGTTGCTGTTCTGTCTGAGCCTGTCGCCGTGCGTTTTCGACGTAATCTGGGCTATAGGTCGGGGGTACGTTTGCAACATCCACACCCAACGCGGCGACTTGCTGCCGAGCTTGGTCATAGGATGCCTGATCGCGCGCAGAGCCAACAATATCTAGGTACGCTTGCGACTTAGCGTAAGCGGTTTTGAAGCGGGACGCCTCCGCCTCGTTGGCCAGCTTACCCGTCTCGGCCATAGACTTCTGATTGGCGTTGTACCCCGCAAGATCGCCGACGCCCAGCAAAGCCGGACCTATCTTGGTAGGGTCAGCACCAGCACCTTGGATAGCCAGACGCCTTGCTTCGTCCTGCTGCCGCGCCCGTTCGTATTCCTGCATCTGCAAAGCAGCCAAGCGGTTCTGCTGCTGAGCGCCTTGGATTTGCGAGACCTGAGCCAACTGCGAGAGCGGGTTGACCGCCTGCGGCTGCTGGATCTGGCTGTAAATTGAAGCGTCTAATGGCATATCAGGTCCAGCCAAAAGTAGAGTTGAGTGAGCCTATAGGATCAGAAGCTGTATTGGCCGTTTTCAGCGCCGACGTCCAATCCGTACTGCCACTATTGCCTCCGCCTAAGCCGCCCAGCAGCTGTTGCAGAAGATTGTTGCTGCTGTATGCACTTGTGGCGTTGTTAAGGCCGCCGCTTATAGCGTTACCTTGAGCAATTGTGGAGGCTCCAAGAGAGTTGGCGAGCCCAGTGTTATTGGCGCCTACCTGACCGGCGTAATTCTGGCCTGCGTATCCAAGTGCGTTTGAGGAAGTCTGCGCTTGGCCCGCGAGGGACTGAAGAGGATTCAAGGTGTTCTGCAGGTTCTGATTGAATGTGCCTTGCGCTCGGTTGTAGGCATTTCCATACTCGGTGGACGCGTAGTCTTGGCCGTAACGGGTAAGCGCCTTCAACTGCGCGCCACTGTTAGACATGCCGCGGGCAGCGCCTGAGTTATCCAAAGCCCGAACGCCCTGCTGCATGCGGAATGCGTAGCTAGGATCGTTCTGCAGGTCTTGTGCGTTGAACTGAAATTGTGTGTTGATCCCGCCATTAGGATTCAGCAGCGCAGCAAGTCGGTTGTTGGCCCACAAACCGTTCTGATAAAGCGGCTCGTTACGCGCAGTGGTCTCGTTGTAGATGCGCTCTTGCAGGGCGTTGTTTGTGCCCGTCGCGTTAGAAGCAATCTGCCCAGCGCTTTTGGCCGAGTCATTGCCCAAAACTGCGCCGGCGAGAGAACCGGCTACAGCGCCGCCAATTGGCCCTCCAAAAGTGGAGCCGATTGCCGTCGCGGCTGTACCAAGAATTCCTTTAAGGCTCATCGTGCGTTCTCGCTTTCTTTCTCAAATGGGCCATGCGCCGCGATACATAGAAACAGTGGGTTGGGCTAACCTGACTCTTGGTGAAGCCCAGGCGCTCAACAAAGCGCTGCCCGACCTCGTTGCCATTTTCCACGCTAGTGAACACATAGCCAAACTCTTTCAGCAGCGGAGCAGTAACGGCGTCAATGTCTCGGCGCGTTATCCACCTACCGGCTATGCGCTCGTCGCGCCAGCAGTGAATTTCATTGCCTTTGACGATGAAGAATGCGGCGTCACCGACCGGAACGTAAGCCCACTCAGGAGGGATGATATACCCCGCCGCCAATTGAGCTTCTTCGCGCGTCATGCGTTACTCAGCACCCGACCTGACGCACGGATATTCAGGCCAGCAGCCGAACCAAGCACGCTGATGAAGTCGCCGGGGTTAAGAGTCTGCCCCAGCATGCCAAGCGGCGAGGTCGAGGCATTAGCACCAATGCTGAATGAACTCATGACCTGATTGGCGGTCGCTACGGCCGTGCCGGACTTGACGATGTTGGCAGTGAACGTAAGTGGCGTGGCGGTCGTGTTGTTAACTACCACTGCATCAATCGTCGTGCGATCAGATGCCGTGAATACGGTTGTTGCGGCGATAGGTACGTCTCGCGTATCAATAAGGGGTTGGGCTCGTGCTGCCATTATTTGGATTCCTCTAGATGGGCGATGCGGCTTTCCAACCGGGTGATATATGCAAACAGAGGGCCTAAGCTGGGTTCGTCTGGTTCTGGGCCGATAAACGTTACGGGTAGCGGCTGGTCGTCTGCAGATGCCTGAGCGAATGCTCCCGCACCTAATGCCGGGACTAATGGAGCTTCGCGGACGTCTTGGAAGTCACCTTCAAGCTGGGTTTGCAACTCCGTGATGTCGATCCCATCGGTGCCGCCACTACGGGTGCGCAGGCCGGCGAGGATCGCATATCCGTACTGCGTGAGACATTTCTTGTCGTCCACGAAGGCGACATTCATCATCGGCACGCCAACCGTTGTACTCATGACAACTGCGCTCCGACAAACACACGTTTCACCGGGTCGGTAATGGACACTTCGTACATGCGGTTCCTCGCAATACCCAGCCGCCAGAATAGCGAGCGGTTCGCGTATTTTCCCACCTTGCCGATAGGCGCGGTGCGCTCATTTTTCCAGGTCACACCGCCATCGTCAGAAACGCGCAGCATGATTTTGGGATCTGCGCCTTGACCTGTCTGCGTGCCTACGCCCTGCTCCATAACCACCTGTAGGCAAGAGGTCGTGAAGTAGCGCTCATCGAAGCTGGTGATCGTGGTCGCCCGCAATGCACGGATCGCTTGACCGTCATCGGTGTAGGCGTCCTCATCCAGCTCGTACAGCTTGCCATTCTCCCAATCGCCCACGATTAGTTTGCCGTTCATCACCGCAAAGCAGTTAGCCCGGTGACGTTGGAATGCGCCGTCTTTGAAGTACAGCCACTCAGTCCACGCCTGCGAGTTGAAGTCATAGACCCAAGTCCTCTTGTCAGTCGGGAAGGTGATGACGTAGAACGTGTGGCCAGCAAAGTTGAATCCAAACGCCTGCGCGTCGCGTAGGGTGTAGTTGGAAAACTCGGTAGCTATGGCTGCGTTGCTGATTGGGGCAAGACTGCTGGGGCCGGATACCTTGTAAACAGCCACCGTGCCGCGCTTGTCGTTACCGAGGAAGCAGAAGCCGTTGTCGATCTTGACGATGGTTGCAGGAGCCGCACAGCCAGTTTCAACGAATGAGCCTTCGATGCGACTCAGAGGGAAGTCAGCGCCTCCGGTATTGCTCCACGACTCCATGCTGTCCGTGCCGAGCAAATAGACGATCCGCTGTACAACGATGCAACCCACGAGGTTATCGGGCAAGCCCTCAGCGCTGGCGAAGTCCAATGCATCCCAACCGCGGATGTCTTTTATAGTGGATACGCCGAATTTCTCGCTGCCCGGAAAGACGGCGACGATGAAGCCATCGATGTAGCCAGCTGCGCCTGTGCCGTTCGGGAAGCCCTCTGCGGTGATCTGGCTGAATACCGCGGTGCCAAGGTCATAGACCCAGCCGAATTGATAGTCGAAGATGCCGAGTTGGATTCCGTTGTCCACGATCTGCACAGGGCCTGTGGAGGTTCCTATGGTTCCTCGGGCTGTCGGGGTCCAGTCTGCGGATAGCTCGAATAGGGTGTTGCCAGCTACGGCGAAGTTGCGGCCTTGGGCTACGTAGAGGGCGCGGACGGGCTGTGTCGGGAGGCTTGCAAGTGCAGTCAGGCCAGGCATGCCATACATGGACAGCGGGGCCTTGCCGTTCTGCTGATCGACTTCGAGATACAGGTTTACCGTGCGCTGAGAGTTGATCGCAGGCGAACGGGCGGGAACGCTGGGGCCGAGAAATCCGGGGAATTTCATGCGCCGCGCAAAGCCTGGAGTTGTTCGCCAATCTCCTGCAATACATCTTCTACGTTCTGAGCGACGTAGTACTCCCCAACGTCCGAGACAACGATGTTGACGGCCTGCGTGGTGGGGATGACAGGCGGGAAGATGTCGCCACCGCAATACCAGTTGCACCGATAGCCGAACGGGGCTTCAATGATCCCGTAGACCAGCGTAGTGCGAACACCAGCAATGTCTGCTGCGATGCTGTACGGTGTGCGATTGACGCATGGGAACGAGAATTGGCTACCGACCGGCAGGAAAGATCCGCCGCCAGTGGACCAATAGAAGTTGGTCGGAGTGATGGGTGTCGTATCGCCGTCTTGTGCATAGACGATGAGATTCAGCGTTACCTCGTCACCTGGCGCGAACGACAGATTGCGCTCTTTGCTTCCGTTGAGAGCGACAACAATATCCATCAGAAATACTCCGCCTGTGTAGGGCCGTTGTTCCGCACGTTAACCCCCGATTCAATCGCCGCAAGGCCGGTCTGCCACCAAATCGGTTTGGACTGCTGGCCGAATTCATCCGTAGTGAGATAGGCGGCCATCATCACATAGGGTTCCTCGGCAAAGTCGGGGATGTCATTCATCACCCATTGGAGAAGGCGCTCAGCTTTAAGCCAAGCATGCACCGCCCTTAGCTTGTTTACGGCCAACTCAAAGTCAGCAGACGATGGCGTATCTTCTGCGCCAAGGACTTCCAACTTCATCAGCACGCGCGGCGCAAGGGCGGTGAAATCAGCCATTAGTTCTTCCGCGGCCGGCCGGGGCCGCGCTTGGGTTCTTCCGGCTCAACATTGCCGGGCACTTGTCCAGCTTCTTCGCGCACTTGGTAGTCAAATGCGGTGCGAACAGGCTCAGTAAGCGGCAGAACTACCGGCGGCGCATCCACCTCGGCCAGATGGTATTCCACCGCAGACGTGATCTCTTCATTGGTTTTATGCGCGTCGGCGATTTGGTCAGCCGCAGCATTAAGCCTCGCCTGTTCAGCTGCCTCGGCTTCATCTTTCTCCTGCGCATCTTCAGCATTGCGCATCTGATCTTCTACAAGATCGGCAAATTCTCGCTTAATCTGCGCGTCTTGGGCGATTTCCGCCTTGCTGTATCGCGCCTCAAAATGAGGATGATTGGCTAGTTTCTTTTCCGCCAAGCCTTTAGGCACATCCGTCCATTCGTTCTTAAAGAACAACTGGCCGTACATGGTGATGCGGGTAATTTCGGGTTGCCCCGGAACTGCAATGAACTTTGCTTGCATGGGAATACGGAGCCAGTTGCCCAGCTCCGTCCTTCTTAGTTGTTGCGCGGCACGTAAGTGACGATGATGTCGACAGTACCAGCAGCGGTTGCGCCGGCGGCGTTGATCTTCACATCAACGGTGTCGTTCGTCACGAGGACGAGCGGTCGCGCGGTTGCGGCGCTGTCGCGGAAGACGCCACCAGTGACGCCCGACCCAGAGACGATCCAGTAATCGGTGTCGTCGCCGTAGCCCACTTCAAAAGTGGAATTGGCGCCGAAGCCGCTGAGAACGACCTTGACATCGGTAATCACAGAGCCCGCCTGAATGAGGGCGGATTGGATGATGTCGCCGGTTGCGGGTGCAGCAGCGAAGGTGTAGTTGGAGGAAGTGACCTTCGCCGACTGACCATCGCCGACACCCGGCATCGCCAGCAGCGCGGCACTGGAAGTCTTGGAAGCTTGCAAAATTGCCATGATGTTAGTCCTTCCTCACGCGTCAGCAACTGCGGAACTGAAGACGGTGACGACGCCGTGTTGCTTCAGGTTGGTGGTGTCAGTGAGGCCAGTGCCGAACATAAGCTTCTCAACACCGCGGATTTCCATCACGCCCACGCCATGACGGAAGCCATAGTCGCGAACATCGGTGGTAGAGCGGAGACGACGGGCCCATGCCACGCCGAGTGCTTGAGCGCCGACGAGGAAGTTGAAGCCAACATCAATGCCGCCGGTGCCAACACCTGGAAGGATGCCGCCTGTTTGTCCGATGCTAGTCGCGGTAGCCGCTTGCGGAAGACCCATTTCCGGGATTTCCTTGACGATCACGCCATCCCATACAAGTTCGCCGCCGGTGAACAGGGGGTTGGTTGCAACGTCGCGTTCGCGGGCATCGCGGTTTGCTTGCACAACAACTGGATCCTGCGAGAAGTCGCGGAACGACAGCGGGTTGCAGAACATGACATACCATTCCTGATCGCCACGACGGGTGCGGAATGGGGTCATGCGCGGGGCGGCCATCTGAGCGCGGCGCTTGGCAAGCGAAACCACTGATGCGGTCAGCTTGTCATTCACGTTGTCTACGGTAGCCAGAGCGGTTGCCATAACGTTCGATGCGCCATTACCGACCGAGGAGCCGAACAGCACGCGGTCGCTGTTGTTGGCCAGCCAGGCATTGCGCTCGGCAGCGGTAGCGGTCTCATAAGGGACCATGACGCCGCCAGCATTGGGAACTGACTTCAGAGCGATGATGACGTCTTCACGCATCCGCTCCATTGCCCAATTCTTGAGGCCCGTTTTCGCAGCCATGCGAATGTCGATAGCGGACTTCTGCTCGTCCCATTCGGTCATCACGACTGCATTGCGCAGCGGAGCGACACGGACAGCCATCGAGCGGGCGTCAAGCTCGGCTTCGTTGCCTTCCAGCACCGTATTGCCGGTGACGCCGCCACCCAGCGCGCGCACGGCGGCAAAGGTAACGCGGTCGCCTGGCTTGCGGGTCAGGTCTTCCTTGATATGGATGACGGCGTTTTCGTTCGTACCCATGTAAGGCATGAAACGGTTATCCCGGATGTATTCCGAGAAGAATTCGCTGTCCCATTGCTGCGGGGTTAGTCCGCCGCGGGCGGTGGTTTCTGCCATTTGAGGCTCCTTACTGTTTCAAAATATCGTCAAGTGACGGCGGGCCAGTAAATACACCGGCCGTTCGGCCAGCGGATGAACGGGCACCGGCGAGTGATGCCGGAATCTTCGGCGCAGCTGGCGCGGCAGACTGAGAGAGACCTGTAAGACCATGCTTCTCAAGAATCCGGGCTTCTATTTCAGCTTCCATCTTTGCGCGGAATGCGCTCGGATCGTTACCCATTTCCTTTTGCAGAAGCATCCGTTCGGCTTCGCGGTATGCGAATTCATACGGGTGCGCCTGCTGCTGCATTGCCGCTACTAGCGCCGGGTTTTGCTTGGCTGCTTCCATGAACACTTCGACTTTCTCGTCGAGGTCCTTGTAAGACTGTTTCGCCAGCAATTGCGACGTGTTGTAGTGCTGATCCAGCATGCGTTGCTGCATTACCTGAATCGGGTCCATCTGGCGTTGTTCTTCTTGCGGCTCTTGAATGCGCTCGCGCTGTTCGCGCATGGCTTTCATTTCACCTTCAAGACGAAGCGCCCGCTCCTTCCAATCCTTGCGTTGGCTGCGCTCTGCTTCCAGCGCGGCGAGTGGCACATGCTTGTCAGCGCTAGGCGAAGTCGGCTCGCCCTGAGTTTCAGGCGCCACTTCCTCTTGCAAGGCTGCTGACCCCTTGTTCTCTTCGACCTGTGGCTCACCCTGCGACTCTTCGCTCAGGAAACCATTTAGCTCATCGTTCATGTTTATGCTCCACGCCCGTCAAACCCGGCGGCGGTATTCTGAAACGCCCGAACCTCGGCGGCAGGGTTCTCTAAGCCTCATTGAGTCGCCAAACCCGCATCCATGTGGACAGGGGTAGAAGACGCAACATTGACTCCTAGAACAGATATTCCTAGCAATGTAACAGCAGAAGACATGCTCAGCTGCACAGTCACTGCCGTATTGCTTATGGCAGTGATTTTATGATTAATATTCGATCCTGAGGTGTTATTTTCAGGCGTCACGGCGACAACGGGCGTAGAACCGGCCGGAAACGGCTTGGCAAACGTCCAAGTTACCAATCCGCTTGAGTCGCTAACCAACCTGACTCGCTGCAACTGATCTAATTTGTTTTTGTCTGCAGGCGCCATTAGCCCCGCTACTGCTGTCGTAGCGTTAGAAGTGGTGGTGGCATTGGTTCCTGCCGTTCCCGCCGGGCCAGTAGCACCCGTATCACCTTTTGGCCCGATTGCTCCTGTCGCACCAGCAGTACCTGCGGCACCAGTTGCACCAATGTCGCCTTTGATCCCTTGGGCGCCCTGCTGACCAGCAGCGCCGACTTCCCCTTTTGGACCTTGAGGGCCTGTTGATCCAGTGTCCCCCTTAGGGCCGGCAGGGCCTGCAACGGTTGAGGCGGCGCCGGCATCGCCTTTGTCGCCCTTTGGGCCTCTTGCACCCATGCCGCTAGTAACTCTCACACACCTTCTCCGTAAGACATTTCAAGCGTCCCAGAACCTGCATCTAGGCCGCCGCGAGTCACGGACATAGCGGAAATCCAATCGGGATATTGTGTGGTCCACACAGACTTTTCCCACGGCAGAAAGAGCCAGCCATTCTCATTAGTCACGGCCACAAACCCGCCATCACGCACTTGGCTGCTGCCTTTGAGGCGCACGCAGAAAGGATTGGGGTTCACGATCAGAAACGAAGAGTTGCGGCCTTGAGGCGGAAACTTTGGATCACCCGAAATGACTATCTGCGCGCCGACTGATGGAGTTACGGGGATGATGAAGGGGTCGGCGAAGCGACGGAATGCGATGGTCATGTCATGCCCCCTTGAAGCCTTGTGCCGACACCCGAACGGCCATCTGACCCATCAGCAGGCCGACAAGCATGGCCGTATTGGCCGAGCCCTTGAGCGGCGTGTTGAACGGGATGATTGCCGGGGTTTCCATGCCGCCCGCGGCGTACCCACGCCAAATCACGTTTGCACCGTCTTTCACCACGATTTCGCCCGACGTTGCGCTGGAGTTGAGGTATTGCAGCCCAGTCATGTAGTTGCGCACGCCAGCACCAGCAGCAGGAAACACGACAACATCGGCTGGTTCAACAAAGCCGCCGCTGTTGCTTGCGAAGTAGACGTTATCGGGCGACACACCTGGCGCGGTTTGCGATGCGATGTTCACATCCATCGCCTGCGTGCCATCAGCCTGTTCCGTGTACCCCTGCACGGCTCCAGCACCCGCTGGGATGATTGCGATTTTTTTTGCCATCATGTTTCCCGCTGGATTTTAGGGCGCGTCAGTCATATAAGTAATGACGCCTTGCACGGTGGCGCCGGCCATGTCCGTATTGCGTATCAAGCTACCTGAGAACGTAGCGAAGGACCACTTCGACATTAATGGGTCTAGGGCCGCCGTCACTGCGTAGCCTGTTGACGCATAGCTGACCGCAAGGCCAGATGTGACACGGGTAGCAGCACTTGGAAAGGGCAGGCCTCCAATTGAGTTGTTGGCGGCACTGGCGTTTGCAGGCACAACCACCCGGAATGACGCAGCCACCAAATCGCCGGTTCGAATGTAATCCCCGTATGCCCCCACGAAAATCAGTCCGGCACCGCTTTGATCTATCGGAGTCCACACGCCCCGTTGATACTTCTTCAGGTTTGTCACATCCTGAGAGTTAAGCGCACCCGAAATAGTTGCGACGGTGAGATTGTTATGCACGCCGTAGACGATTTCAATTAGCGCGCCATTTCCAGCACCCTGCGTAAAAGCGTCTGTTGCCCCGTTAATCAGCACACCAGCAACAGGCACCACCGTAACCCCGGCGGAAGACGAAGGACGAACCTGCGTCTTAAAGTTGTTCATGATGTCTTTGCCAAGCGTGATGGTTGATGCGCCAGTGCAAACAATTAGTTTCTCGTTGTAATTGCCTTGGTTTGCAGGCGTGATCGTCAAGTCCCCATTGAGGATGACCGAATAGCCATTGACGGAATCTGAAGATGGGTAAAACGCCATATGGCTACTCCTGAAGTGCGGTTTCTTGGGGTTGCAGCATTAGCGCTGTTTCAACTTGGATCTGCTCGGTCTCGGCGTGGGTCTGCTCGATGTCGGCGACCTTCTGCACAGCCTCAATCTGCTGATTGGGATCTTGCTGCTGCGGCTCGGCTGGTTTCATTACTTGCATCTGCTTAATGTCCAGATCGCGCGACTTCAATTGCAACTCGCCAGCCTTCAGCGCGAACTCCTGCTCACGGTCGGCCAACTGCTTCGCCTGCTGCTCAAGCTTCTGCTGAGCCTGCTGCAACTGCTGCTGCATCTCCTGTATCTGCTTTTGAACCTGGGGAGGAAGTTGCTGGCCCTTCTCCATCTCGTCCAAGATCGCATCCTTATTTCGGATGCTCGAAGCCTGAATGAGCGCTTTGGGAGGAATAGCAATGCCGTTCTTGGCGAGCCCTGCAAGCTGCTCGAATTGCTCCGATTGCAGCGTGGAAATGTCGGGGCCTTCCTCAATCACAATGTCAATGTCCAAGCCGGACACATCGTTCTCCACGCCGACGACTTCCTGCAGACGCGGATCGCCTGGCTGGAGTTGAAGTTGCTGCATCATGGCCTGCGCTTCTTCTGGCGGCAGCTCCTTAAGCTTGTCAGCAAGGGTGATCTGACGATTCAGGCCAACCCATTTGAGGTTGCGCTCGTCGTCAGTGATGCGCACCCACTTCTCGCCAGTCCAGAACTGCTTAACACGCATCCACGTTGCTTCGTAGACATCGCGCGAGAACTGCTTGAGGCCGTCCAATCCTGGCTCAATCTCAACTGCGCCGCCTTGCTGCTGGGCTTGAATCGCACGGCCGGATTGGGATTCGGTGTTCTTGCCAGCGAGCGCGTTGTTGGGTCCGCTGCCCTGCATTTCGACCAACGCCTGCTGCAGCAGCTGCATCTGGCCTTGCGCCATGTCAGTCGTAGGGATGACGCCGAAGCCCTGGCCGAAAACCGTCTCGGCATTGAGCTCTACGTGGCCATCCGGCTTGGCTAGCTCTGCTTTGGCCTTGGCTGTGTCCTTGAGCGCGGTCTGGTTGCCGTAGGTCTGACGCACCGACAGCAGATGCAGCGACTTGCTGCGGCGCATGTTGATTTCGTCTTGCAGGCTAATCGAGGACCGAATGTCGCCATAGCGGTTGTTGTCCTGATCCACGTACATCGAGCGCATGATGAGGCTCGAACACGAGTAGCCGTCCTTGTCCAGATAAGGGGAAACCTGCGGGGGAACGAGAAAGCCGCCTTTAGTGAAAGTGGCAATCATCCACTCGCCGCGCCACTTGTAGTGGATCTGTACGATGCGAATGCGCTTGCGACGAGAGTCACACCAGATGGCATTCCTTGGCTTGTCATCAAAGCTGTTGGTGGTGTATCCCGAGGTCGTAGTGTTCTCAATGGCATCTAAGGCGTCTGGATAGTCTTCCTTGGCCTTAACGACATCCTCCCAAATGACGATCCCTTTAAAAAGCGTGTCCTCAAAGTCCTTCTCATACGAATGCGGGTCCCAGAACAGCCGGTCGTATGGAATGCGCTTATAGACGATCTTGTAGGCGCCCTTGCCATCCGGCTCCACGACAATATCAATGCCGCCAGTGCCTTCAACTAGGAAATTCTCGTAAACGTCCGAGCGGATTTCGTCGTAGTCGTTCTGATCTGCCACGAAGCGTAGAGCATCCGTCGCAGCCTCTGCACCCTGCTCGTCATTGGGATTGCGAGGGAAGGCTTTTGGGTCACTGCGCAGCCGGCGCTCAAACCCTTTGAGGAATTCGACCTTCTGCTTGAGTTTGTTGATCGTGAGAATCGGCTGCTTGCGTTTCTTGAGAACGGCTATCTGCTCGGGCGTCCACTGCTCGTTATCGACGTAGCGCCGATCCCGCATAGCAAGCTCACGCGACTCCGAAGACGAATCCTCGGCCTCTTCAAAATAGCGGATGACTGCGCTTAGCTGCGCGGATTCATCGCCTGCGAGGTCGTCGGATTCAATCATTGCGCGCGATTGTATGTTAGAGGCGAATTAAACGCCATTACGCAGTCTTCCAATCTTCTTCATCGGCCATCTCGTCTTTCTCAAACTTCCTGAACCATCTGTCTTCAAACTCAGGCCGGGTTTCACGGGCAGGAACTATAGCCGGGTGCGCCATGTCGATTGCACGCCCCATCAGCGAAGCAGTGTCTACGTCGTCGTCGTGCTTGCCAGCTGGGAAGGTCAAGAACTCGCCAATATCAGCTCCGGCCTCAAAATACACCCCGCCGCTTGCTGCGCGGGCCTGAAAGCCACGGGCGCGGGTAGGCTTGTCGGCAATGCTGGGGATCCACTCATTGCGCACGAAGATATTGCGCTCACGCATACGGCGAATCAGCATCGGCTCGATTGCTTTCTGAATCACTCCGGCCTCGCCAAACCATGCGAGCGGCTGGTAACGCTTAACTAGGTCTAGCTTCTTATCGATCCACACATCCGCAGTCGATTGGCCACGCCAGCCATCTAGGCGGTATATATCCCCGTTAGGCCCGATGCCCCACACACGATGCACGGTGTAGTCGCCGCCGCCATCAGTGACGGCATAGTCGCTGGTGCCGTATATGTTTAGGTGCGCCGGTCGGGCGTGCCAGGTCTTGAACCAGTCTTTGAGGAAGTAGGTTCCCTCATCCGGGCTGGGCGACTGCTGATAAAGCGCCGACCAATCGCGGGGGCCGACTGCCATCTTGATGCGTTCAAGCGCCTCTTTGCCATATTGCTCAGGCCAGAGCGGCGCGTCGCCATCCAACGCGGGTAGGCTTAGCACATCCCAGCCCTCACGGCGGTGTTCGCTCATCAGCCAGCCGGACAAGTCATCCTCATGCCATCGGGTTTGAATGACAACGATCCGCCCACCAGGCATCAAGCGGGTGTAGGCAGTGGACGTGTACCAATCCTTGATGCGCCGGCGGGTCACTTCGCTATCTGCATCATCCCGATTCTTCACCGGGTCATCGATCAGCAGCAGGTGAGCGCCGCGGCCAGTGAGCGGACCGCCTACGCCAACAGCGTAATAGGCACCTGCCTGGCTAACTTGATGCTCAAACCCGCCGTCTTGACCTTGAACGTGGAAACGCTTGGCGCTCTTGCTGTCATCCTTCAACCTCACACCTGGGAAGATGGCTTGGAACGCAGCGTCGTCAATCTGATTCTTGACCTTGCGCCCGAAGTCGTCGGCAAGCTCTTGCCCATAGGTGGCGGCAACGACGTAATGATCCGGGTTGCGGCCCATGTACCAAGCAGGGAAGAACTCCGAGGCAAGCATGCTCTTGCCGTGCCGCGGGGGCATGAAGATCATGAGGCGCTTGATGTCGCCGCGCTCAACTGCTTCTAACTTGCGTGCGATAAGCCTGTGATGCGCTGCGTCCTTGTAGCCAGGCCACTGATAGGCCGCATAGGCGATTAGCCTGCTGTATGCGTAGTCCTCTGCAGTAAGCGAGGGCAATGCGCTCATCGGTCTGCGCGGGCTGCCGCAGCAACAGCGGCGTCTCTCTGCTCCTTGGTCATCACGTCGATAGAGCCAGCGTGCATAACCTCAGTGCGGGCCAGCTTGGGCGCAGCGAACTCAGCCAGCTTTGCCAGAAGGTCCAATGCTTTACCCGGGTCCGGCTTGTTCTCCGACGTGCCCTCGGCAACCATCTGCAGCCATGAGGAGACGTTATCGGCGTTATCTTCGAGCAGGCGGGTAACGGTCTCCCTGAACTCTCGGGTGACCTTGTTGGGCGTTCCTGCTTGCCTGCCGCCCGCTTTCTGACGCTTCTCTAGGGCCAAAACTATCTTTTCCTACTTTAGACCTATCTCTTTACATCCGAGCAACGCCGAATCTTGAAAGAAAAAAGGGCTGACGCACTATACGCCAGCCCTAATGTTACACGCCGAAGGGGAAGCGGGCAACTACGAAAGAAATGATGGTGGCCGGTGCCAATCCCCAGCTTGTCTGATCGATCCGAGTAGACCAATGGCGTCGTAAGTATTCGAGCCAGACCGCCACGCGCATCAGCCTGCGCATTTCACCATCAAGCCTCCTGCCTCTCTTTGAGTAGTCGGCATACCTTGCCTGCCCCTTTGAAATTATCGCTTTGGGCGAAGGCAGGAGACTTGATAGCCACCCCTTACGGGGGTGAGTCGGAAACATCAATCCGCCAACTTACTTCTCAACTCATAGCCCATCAGTGGCCAGATCTTGCCCTCCGCATTCTGACGGGCGATCTTTCGGCCTATCTCGGCGTCGAAGTTCTCAGGGCTGGCGCAGGCCGACTCGCCGGTAACAGTGAAACCGTTCTTCAGCACCAGCACGCAGAAGGTAAGCAGGCTCAATTCAGCATGCGCACCGGTGAGCCGCGTAAGTTCGTCCTGCTCGTGCAAAGCGTCCTGCACGCCGTTTTGTGCCGTGAAGTAGTAGCAACCAACGATGTTGGCTTGCAAGTCCGCAGGCGTAACGCGCGGCGCAGTCTTGCCTTTTGCGATGATGTCTTGCTCGATGGCAGCGTCGTCGCGGCGGGGGGATTGAATGTTCTGCATGTGGGTTCCTTTAAGTGATTTGCCCAAGTGCATTTTACCGCTCATCCTTCATGCAGTCCACTACTGGCAGGGCAATCATAGATCGCTGAGTCTCGCTTAGCAAAGGCAAAAGGAAACCAATCAATGGCGCAGCGTTACGGACGGCCGCCAGCGCAGCATCTTTATTACCCGCAAGCAATGGCTGCAACAGCTGCGCGAACTTTTCCCTTTCCGCCAAAGCCGCCTCAAACTCTTCCTGAGCAATACTTAACACCCGGGCTTTTGTGGCTGTGTCAGCCTCATTCTCGTATGTCCAGTTCATGCACCCTCCGGTCTTGTCTGATCCGATGCGCAGTAGTGGCATGGGCACTTTGGGCTATCCATCCCTTCTACGCTGGCAAGGAATTTCTCAAATTCTTGGTCATATACGCGTGTTGAATTTGCATCGCTCATGTTTTCTCCTCCGGAGGATCAACAATGTCTGCAGCATCAAGTAGTTGATTTGCATAGAACCTAGCAATTCCAGCGGAAAGCGCCCAACCCGACTGGTTGCCTTCGGTCACGATGCAAAGCAGGACTGCTTTCTTTCCAGCCTCGCCGGTTTTGATGCCTACCGCTAAGCCATCTGCCTTCTCTTTGTCGCTCATACCCGCCGCTCCAGCACAGGGCACGGATGCAGGCTCTTGGCCTCTTCCATGCTGTCAGCAGTTCCGATGACCTCCCAAGATACATCGAAAAACTCTCCGCGGTGACGGTCGATCTGCTTGGTGTAGACGATTTTAAGAACGTTGTAGTGCTTCATTTTTGTGCCCTCAGCATTTCGCCAAACTCATCCATCTGAGCAAACAAAGCATCCATGTCGAAGTTCACTTCGGTGTGATAACCCTGCTCGGTATCGCCGCACCATTCATCCTCAGTGAGGAATTTATCCTTCCGGGTTTCGAGGAATTTCTTCATCACTTGGATGACCTCTTGAAGATCCACTTTCATGCTGTTTTTTCGGTTGGTGGGCAGCGGCCCGTTTAGGAAGTCTCTAGTGTGGGGTGTGATGCTTACTGGAAGCTGACTACTATCGATTGCGATCAAATCTATGTGTATTGCAGTCGTGAAAAGACGTTCCAATCCAGCGGAAGAATCTGCCAACCCAACCAATTGGAGCGCCACATTTCTGACAACGCCAGCTTTCATACCTCATCGCTCGCCTCCAATTCCTGTTGTTTGGTCACGCTCTCTGCATACTCAACCAACCTGCGGAGAAGGTCGCTTTCGTAAGCTGGTGGCGGTGGTTTGGGTGGGTGGTTGTGCTGGGTCATGGCAGTTCCTTGGCGTCACGGATCCAAGCGCGATAGGTCAACGCACCCAGCACAAAGCCCAAGACGTAACAACCCACACCCCAAAGCATTTGAGTACTCATGCTGGCCTCCACGACCTAAGTTCCGAATAACCCACGCTAGACGAGACATAGTGCGTACCGTCAAGCGCCTTGGAAACCATGCAGGCGACCTCCTTGCCATCATGCGTGAGCCCGATGAATCGGTATCCTCGGGTATTGGGAAGCAGGCCCAAAGGCTTGTAGCGGCTCATGCTAAATTGACAAACTGTTTTCAGCAGGAATACCGATTTTAGCGAAACAAGCATGACTTGCCTCGCGCAACTTCTTGAGAAATACAAAGTCGTCCGGGCTGCTTGGCGTTGCATTACCATACTGCAACATAACTGTGCGCGGATGAACCACCAAAAACGTCACGTCCTCTACCTCCCCTGCCTCGCACTCTTCAATCGTAAAGTAATGCCCGTGAATACCCGAAGTAGAGAAAAGTACCATATTAAGCTCGTCAGGCTCAGCGGTTGGAAACATCCCGCGCAGAAATGCCATTCCGTTTGATGGCTTAAATATTTCATAACTCATGCAGCTCTCCTGTTAATCAAATCAGTAAACAGCCCACTCATCCCGCCGTATTCCTTCCAGCTGCGCCCAGAGCGGATGTCCACAATCGTCCCCTTGCTAACCCCGGCCTTCTCAGCAGCAATGCGCGCAACCTCGTTGTTCTCGCGGATCTCCCGGACGCGCTCAGGAGTCAGTGCGCCGCTTTTCCTGCGCGCCTCGGCGATCTTCTTACGGTGCAACAGCGAAAGCGACTTATTGCGGGTTGAATCGCCCCGGCCAGCCTTCTTCATATGCTTCACCTCGACGCAAGCATCCACCCCGCATTTCATGACGATGGTGTCGCTGTAGCCCAGCCGGCCACGCTTTGAGGCCACCCAGCCCATGCGCCGCACGCTGGTGGGGTTCTCTTCGCCAGCCCTGACAGAAGGCCCGCGGATGGGGTCGATGTAGCCACCCCAAATCAAGCAACCTCCGTCATCCACCGCGGATCGCGCCCGGATCATGTCCAGCAGATAAGCCGGCTCGGGTTCATAGTCGGGAAGTACGAAATGCGGCCTGCGGTGGCGCTGGGCGATCTTTATGGCACCTTCGGCTATCAGAGAGTCCATCAATGCGCGCAAGGGTGCTTTGCGGCGCTTTGGGATGCCTTTGGCAAGCTCTGCGTAGGTCACTGGGGCCGACTTGATGCGCGCCATGATTTCTTCTCGGCTTGGCAAGTTCACTTGACAGCCTTCGCAGCCTCGACCATGTCTCCACCGAAGAAAACGACCTTCTCAGAGTCGTAGAGCGCATCGTCATAACCGCGCTTGCTTTTGCCTTGCCGTGCAGCCGCAATGCGCCAAACAGCCTTGAACACGTTGCCTTCTGCATAGGTCATGTTCAGCGCCTTGATGACGTCGTTGCATTGGACCTTAGTGCCGTCTGCAAGCTCAATGCCGTAGTAAGTGACGCTGCCGCCTGTGTGTTCGCGGGTGTCTTCAACAAACTCAGAAACCAAATCTGTCTCCTCTCCGTGAGGCCCAGTAAATCTACGGCCATATTCGTCATAGCTTCTGCGCTCATCGCCAACATCGGCACAAAATTGGAAATGACCCGACCCATCATCAAAATCAATCAAAACCTTTTCGCCAGCTTTGGAAAGATAAGCTTTCCCGACTTCGATCTTCATTCCGCATCCTTCTGCAGTTCATCTGCGTTGTGTGGCTCTATGGTGCAGGGTGTTCCTGACGTGAGGCTGACTCAAGAATAGATCGGAGCCATTTGCTGCCCCCGCGGCGTTTGAATTCGGCATGCTGGGCCCGCGTGAGGCTGACGCTAGTGGCCACCCTACGCGTGCCGGGGTTCAGGGGTTTGCGGCCGGGCTTGGTGACCGCTCCAGGGAGCAAATCAAGGTTCATGCTTCGACCCCGTTACGGCGCAGAAACGACCGACGGTCAGCAATGCTCTTGATGGCAACGGCCCGACGCAGAACGGCCGCCTTACCCATGTTTTCGGCATAACGATGAACCATGCCGCACATGATCCAAGCGGTGAGGCTGTTTTCCGCGGTTATCTCCAAATCTGCGGCTGCCATTTCAAGCCATTCAACCGATACAGTGAGTTTGCGGGCTGCTGCTGCGGTGGTCATGTCGTTTACTCCGTTGCGTTGTCGATGGATCAATTATGCACTACACAATGCACGTCAGCAACACCTATCCCGACAATTTCCGAAGGTCTTTCAGCTTCTGCACATAGGTACCCTTGATCGCTATCAGCTCTTCGCGTTGCCACTTGTGCGGCGCATTGCCGGCTTCCAGGTCATCGACAGCTTCCTGCCCAATGCGAGCAACCAAGCCGATGCGGTAATCAACAGCCCGGCCCGCACCGTGCCGGTTGCAGTATTTGGTTTGTCCATGGGCGTTTCGCTCATCAAAACGGAGATGCGATGCGCTCCCTGTGGACCGGTAATGACCGCAGTCAAACCCTCCTCCAACGTCAGCAGAGCCAAGCGGCCTTCCACAACAAATACAAGGCTTTCCATCGTCTCGGCTCCTTATGAAAGCATTGAAGGCGATCTGGGCCTCCTTGATGAGCATCGGAATGGTCTTCATCCCGTCCAACTTCTGTTTCGTCACCCGCTTGTCCGCAGCCGCATCCTTTTTGCGCTTGGCCTCGACCTTCCTGGCTTGCTTCTCCCTGTGTGCTGTGTACCAGGCATCTACGCAGTCAGGGTGGATGCGTAGACCGCGCTCTTCGAGGGTGAATCTGGTACGGCATTGCGGGCACTTGGCGGGTGTGCGGTTCATGCAGACTGTTTGCCGTAAACGGCCTCCGCCCCTGACAAGCCATCTCTCAGCCTGCGGGTGGAGATTTCTTGATCCTTACATCCGACACGCTTGGCCCACTGGCTTTGGGTCAGTTTTTCGCCGTCGATCTCGATCCAGACATTGTTTCGCTTGTTGACTGCTTGGACGTTCATAGTGGCCCATCGGCAATTTTCAGGGCAATAGTTTCCGTTGGAGTCAATCCGATCCAACGTCATTCCAGGCGCAGACTCACCCATATCCTCGAAAAATGGCAGAAACTTTTGCCATCTATCGCATACCGTAATGCCGCGGGCTCCGTACCAAGCGTATTGGGTGGATCTCGGATTTTGGCAGCGCGTAATCATGTTGACCCAAGCGCGGTAGGTCTTGTTATTTCCGCCGGCTGTGCAGCCGTGAATCGTCTTGCTTGCTCTGACACCGGCTGCAGCACGCTCTTTACGAAGACAGCCGCATGATTGAGTGACACCACTTCTCAGAGCATATCCAGCTGACGTACTTTTTCCGCCGCAATCGCATAAGCAATTCCAATGGGTGCTGCTTGATTTCTTTGCGGCCATGGAAAGCACTATGAGCCGGCCAAAACGCTTGCCAACCATCTCAACGACAGGAGTTCCCACGTTTAATCCTCCATCCAATCTGGGGCCGAAAATTTGACGTTCCGCTGTGCTCCGAACGCCTCGATAAGCTCTTGAAGCTCTGACATCTCGCCTTTGGTCATCTTGCTCGTTGACTGGCCCAGCACGACAAAACCGCCGTCAACGCCGGGCACGACATCCTGCTTTTTCATCGCCGCGGTCATCACAGATTTCCACTCTTCGTCGGACAGTTTCCTGCCATACCAATCGACCTGCCTTGAAAGATCTCGCAACATTGCCCACAGCCGGCGGTTTTGCTCAAGGCTTCTAGTTGCTGGAGCTACAGAAAAAACGAGAGGCCCATTTCCGCTGAGATACCAGCGTTTCGCATCCTTCGCCAGCGCAGTCATGAACTCGTGCGCAGATTGATAGGTGGCAGCGGATTGCGAGCGCTTCAAAGCTTCGCCCCAATTGCATCGCCAGTCACGCGCAAGCTCCATTCGACCAGCTGCTGCGTAATGCCTTCGGATTCGTCAGCACCGGCTTTCCAGAGGTCAAGGATGCGGTTTGCTTCGGCTTCTTCATGGTTCATTTCCCCTCTCCAAGCTTGGCGGCGGCTAAAACAATCGCACGGCATGTGGCCGCATCGTCATTTCCGTTGCTTAGCGGCGCTATGCCGGCACAATCGCCCCGTCCTTTCGGGTAAGCGTGAACTTCTTTCCATTCACCTCCCATTGTTCTGCATGGCTCCAGAGACATGCGAAGTTTTACAGCCAACCGAAGTGCATCAGCGTTGTCAGTCAGCGGGTTCCAGCAAAGACCGAAAAACCCGTCTTGAGGCGTATACATTGCCATTGCTTTCCACGCCTCACAGTACCGGTGTTCAGGCATGCCCGCAGCCTTGGCGGCCAGCTCCAACATTTCACGATCCGTCATGCTTTTCTCCTCATAGACGCCAACTGAGCGCGAACGTCATTGTTCATGGCTCACCTGACTGCTTGCTGACAAATCCAAAGCCTCGCGGGCAAACCGCACATTGATCGGCGGAATTTTCTCGCCAGCGTCAAATCGATTCAAGATCCGATGCGCCCAATCCTTGGCACCCACAACGGGCTTGGCAATCTGGGAACGCAGCTGGCCCAGCCTGAGCAATTCCTTGGCAACCTGTTCGGGATCGGCCTTCACTGCGATCTGCAAAGGCTCGTCAGTCGGTGCGCGGCGGGCAAGATTGCGGAACTCGATCACGTTCGGGCAGCGCTCGGGCAAGTTCTCCAACGCCCATGCGATCATTTTCAGCTTGTCGCCGAAGCCGGAAAGCTCGTGGCCCCATACCGCTTTCACATCGGACAGAGGCGTTGCGCCGTGGGACCGCTCCCAAGCTGCGCCATAGGTGCCTTGCAGCCTTGAAAACATACGGTCAATAGCCTGGGTAGGCAAACTCATTTCGCGGCTCCTATGGTCAATTGGTCAACTGGCAGAAGGTCAAGGACGCGAGGCGCTTGCTTTCGGTCAGGATGGATACGGCCTGTCATTTCCTCCCAGCGCTCAAAACCGGCTTGGCGATCCTGCTCGGCAAACGATTGGACAGGCGCTCCCCGCTCGTTAGGTTTCAGCCAAGCCGCTTCCAACCCTTGCGATCCCCGGCGTACCCAGACCTTGAAGAATTCCTCCAGCGACAAGCCTGCCTTATGGGCTTCCAGCCTCGCTCCTTCGACAACCGATGCTGTGCAGGTGGCGCGCTTTTTCTGCCTGAGTTGCTTCCACTCATCCCAAACGCCCTGCGATACATCGTCGGGCTTTGTAGGTGGCGCGACGCGCTTGCGCGGAGACTCTTCCTCTTTGGGTATGGTTACTGGTGTCTGGAGACTGGTGTCTGGAGACTGGAGAGGATTGCCTTCGCTATGCGTTCGCATTGCGCTTGCATTGCCATCGGTCTTCGACCAACGTGCGTTCGCACTATCCTTGGCTTTTTGCTGCTTGTAGCGATAGCGCTCTATCTCTTTTTCGCATCGGCTGTGATGCCATGTACCGTCCGATAGAGTGAAGAATTCCCGCAACACTTCGCCCAATGCATGCGCCTCATCCGGAGTGCGCGCGCCAATGAGCCTACAGATGCCTTCGTCTGCAATCGGCGTTTCGCGTGTGTAATAGAGGTCGAGCAATCGGCCGTAGATGCCATGCTCAAGCAAGGACAGGTGCGCAGTGTCCTTGAGATAGTCGCCAATATGGCGCTCGTAGTAGTTCACATTGTTTCTTCCAGTCAGCACCAGTCGGGTGAAAAGGAACGACCGGCAGGCAGACTGGAAAAGCTTTTCGAGGGAGTAGCTACTCTCCCCCTAGCCGGGTTCTTGCGATGATTTTACAGTTTAGGAGGCCACGCCGCAACATCTATGAAGCGCGTATCTTCAAAAGGGATGTAGGTTATGGAGCCGTCTGTGTCGTATTGGAGCCAGGCCTCGCCCCACATCACTAGGTCGCCCAGAGCATCCGACAACGCTTGCTGATTGGGCGGCATGCTGCGGTACATCTCATCAGCCTTGGCTTTGATGAGCTCAATCGTCAGCGGTACATCGATCTTCGGTCGTTCCATTGTTTACTCCGTTGCAGGCTGGCGTGCAAGCCCTCGCCATTGATGGGAATGGTGCGTACCAAAAATACTTTTGTCCTCCCAAGTCCAACCGCCGCGCCAGTAAACGCCGTCAAATAGCCGGAACCTGCCTGTCAGCCTAAATCTACTGTTGTGATGAGGCTGGCTAGCAGGGTCATGCCGAACTTCGTATCTTCCAGGTCGCACAGGCGAAACGGACCCAGGAAACCATGGCGTCAGCTTTTTGTCTTTCATCATTCATCCTTCCGTTTCTCAGTTTCATAGCGATCTGCCAAACACTTTGCATCTGGGGCTGTGTAGGGCTGACGGCGGGTCTTGTGCCAAGTCATGGTTGAGTAGCTTCAACGGCAAATTCCATTGACTCCCATCTTTGTTCTGTGAACCAGACGCGCTCGCTCTGGCCAAATCGATCTTTGTAATTTGTCCACACCGAACCAATGCTTGCTTTTGTGGCATCTAGGGTATGCGACACATTTACGCCGCAGTTAAAGCAGGTAACCACAGTTCTGTCGCCAGCATAAGCAACCCAAATTCGCTTTTGTCCAATGTAGCTTCTTGAAAGACGTATCAACTCTAGGATTTGGTCGTCGTTCATGTCTTCACCTTTTCCTGGAGAGTGTTCATATGCGCGCACCACAGCTGAGCAGCTGGGGACGACATGACTTTTCCTGTAAAGCACCAGAAAGGTGACCAGCGCCAGCGCTTCTGAATGCGCCAGTCCCCAAAGAAATCGTCGTTGCCTTCTTGAACGGCTCGGTATACGTATCTCATGTCTTCACCTTCTTGCGCTCATGGCGCGTTGGTTGATTAGTTAACAATGCCGTACTTGCGAGTAGCGCCAGCAACCGCAGGATTGACCTTCTCCTTCTTGTAGGAGACGCCATATTTGGTCTCAACTCGGCGCATCACAGTCTCCACATGCTCCTCACGCAGCAACTTACCGCCCAGCTTCTCGTCAAGACGCTGCAACCCTTTACGAACGTTGCCACTGGAACTGTTTTCTTGATTGGCAAGCGAGCGGAAATCAAGCCGCAATTGGGGCGGTAGCAATTCAAACTCTTTGGCTATGAGTTCAACAGCGAGCGGATGGCTGCATTGCGCAAGCATCATCTTGGCCATCTTTCTTGTGTCCTCTTTTGCGGTCCACGTTGAGCGCCCCTCTTGCTTCTCAAAGTCTTTCCAAGAGTGAAGCGGCGCGTTGCACCGAACCATTTGAACAAGCAAGCTCATTTCTGCTCCTTGGGTTTGCGTTTTTTTTTGGGTTGCGGTTGTGCATCAGCCCAAGCGGCCAAGCGCTCAAGCGTTGCTTGGCTTGGATAGCCCCCAGCCCGAAAGCGCATGAATGTGCGCAAAGGCACGTTTGCTTCGGAACTGGCGGTGGTTGCGATGACCTTCTTGGCGGCTTCGCGGATTGAGTCAATGTTCATGCGCTCAATGGTACGCCATCTCACGGCACGGGGCAATGCCATTTAATTGCACTCGGGTACTTGCGCGATGCTGCAATGCCGTGGCACACTAGCGGCACACCAACCGAAAGCAGCAAATGAACTACGACGAAGCAACCCGAGCAAACAAAGCAGTGCCGCACATACCTGGGCCGTGGACTGCGGTCAGCAATTCGTGGTGTGAAACCCATGTCTCGGCACCCAGCACCAGCAATTCGATCTGTCTGCTGGACATCAACCACGCCACCGAGGAATCGCAGGCAGCGGACGAAGCGCAGATGGCTGCCAACGCCCGGCTGATCGCTGCGGCGCCAGAGCTGCTGGAAGCGCTGAAAGGCTTGGACGATGCGTTTTGCCGCGCAGGCAACCCGCTGAACAAGGCAGAGCGTCATGAAGACCGTATGCGGCTGATCGCTGCCCGCGCCGCCATTGCCAAAGCGAATGGAGGTGCAGCATGACATTGACTCTCGAAGCGAACCGTCTGCGAAACCAGCGCCGCCGACAAAACCCCACTTACCGTGAGCAGCAGGCGGCTATCAACAAGGCATGGCACGAGCGCAACGCTGCCGACCCTGCGCGTCTGGAGCGCAAGGCCGAGCAAATGCGCGGCTACGCCCAGCAGCATAAGACCCGGCACGCCGCCCGGCGAGCGCTGCGCACTGCCATCGAGTCGGGGCGCGTATCGCCCGAACCCTGCGCAGTCTGCGGCGCCGCACGGGTCGAAGGCCATCACGTCGCCTACGACATGCCGCTCTGCGTGGTTTGGCTCTGCCGACCGCACCACCAGCAACTGCACGCTGAGGCCAAGGCCACGGGAGCCGCAGCATGAACCAATACACCCACGAGCGCGGCATCTACCTCAACGACAGCAATGTCGCCCTCGATCTGCCCTCTATCCAAGCAGGCAAGCACCTTGACTACCTGATCCTGACCAACGTCCCATCGTCGGGAATGGTCAAGGTCGGCCAAGCAACCATGACGCTGGAAATCTTCGACAAGCCCGAGGACGAAAGCCCCGAGCGTCTGCGTGATCTGTTGTTCCAGCTGCGGGAGACCAACCGCCGCGCCGAGAGCGCGCTTATCCAGAAGCTGGAGCGTGTGCAGGCTTGGGCTCCTAGCGAGCAGGATTTGGAGGATGCGAAGGATCTGCAGCGGAGTGAGCCGCGGGCAGAGCGGTACAAACGTCAAGGAGAAGAGGCATGAGCAAGTACACACCTAAACCGTGGAAGGTCGACTTCTCACATTCATCTGGTTTGGCCCGAGGCGTATCGGCCGAAAGACGAAACATCATCAATTGGAACGGCATCTCTGCTGCAACCCAAGGCGAGTCCCAAGCTAACGCGTTTTTGATCGCGGCAGCCCCGGATTTGCTGGAGGCACTTCAAGCCATTTATAACCACCACGATGCCGAAACAATGGCCATTGCTCGCGCCGCCATTGCAAAAGCAACCCAACTGCCATGACCCAATTCCGCCTCCTTTTCGCGGGCGTCCTCGTGGCGTTCGTTCCCTTTGTTGTTTCTTATCTGGTGCTGTGATGAAACCAATCCCAACTACCCGTCCGCCCAGCCTATGGCGCGTCCTGCTGGAAGTCGTGGGCGGCATGCTTGTCATTGCTGCCATCGTTAACTACATCGTGGAGGCTTTCAATGCAGTCTGATCGTGAATTGCTGGAGCTGGCGGCTAAGTCTGCTGGTTTTAAATGGAGTACTGTTTTCGGCTGCGGCCGATTGCCCGGTGGGCTTGTGCTTATGCCGCAGCGTGTGGAGTGGAATCCACTTCTAGACGATGGAGACGCGTTGCGACTGGCTGTGAATCTGCAACTACTGGTTGATGTAAGAACTGGCCGAGTGTTGGTGCTGGACGGTGCTGCAATAGATATTGAAGAGAGAACCGCACCTGACGCTATGGCTGCCACCCGCCGGGCCATCGTCCGCGCTGCCGCCAAACTAGGAGAAGGCAAATGAACCGCGATCTTTTCACCCAAGGCTACGGCACCGACCACCTGCGTAAACGCATGTGCATCACCCCAACGCAATACGGCGCAGCCATCGTGGCTTATAAGCGCACCGTCCGCCGCATCAAGCCGGCTTATCTGAACTTCGCTGCGGGAGTGCTTGCAGGCGCTGCTGGGGGTGTTTGGCTGGCTTTGGAGTTAGCACGATGAGGCTCCTTACGCAGACTGATTTGGCGCGCATCTACAGAAAAGTAATGCTTGGCGCAACCCGTTTTTCCGAGAGTGAGCTATTGCTCATGCGCGAAGTTGAGTCGGCAGCCATAGACGCTAACCGATTTGCACTAAACGATGCATTTGCTGAGATGCTGGACATTTTGGAGACCTACGAGTCCAACTTGGGTTCTCGCCGGGAGACTTGTGACGCGGCGGGCAAGCTGATGTGGGATCGCATTCAGAGCGTTCGCGGCGTACTCAAGCCCATTGAATACTGACACGCGCATAGCAACATGGCGCCTCACCTATCAGCGCGCCAAAACCTATCTTTGGCCTGACAGGCCGAACGATGACTACCCCCGAGCCAAGTACATCTGGATCTACTTCGCGCTCGGCTATCTGCTGTATTTCGCTTGGCTGGCCTGGTGCCGGTTCAGCTGACTAAGGAGCATCCATGGACGAGCCCGACATTGCGGTTGATCCCAAGCTGCGCGCGCATGTGGTGTGGCTGCTGCTGGCGATTTATGGAGCGTTCTTCGGCGGTCTGGCTTGGTGGTGTTGGTAAGGGTGCAGTAAGGATACGCAGGCAGGATCAAGACATGAACCAAAAGCAGTACTACCGTTTCTTGCGGTCAATATACCTCGTGAATTGCAGCCAAAGCCAAGCGCGGCGGCAGGCGTTCATTGAGGCCACCCAACCCTTACCGTTTTAATCATGAGCGTCTACAAAGCAATCAACTCAATTCAGATGGCGTTGTCCAAAACAGGCATTGCCAAGGATTCCCGCAATCAGGCGCAGGGCTATCAGTTCCGCGGCATTGATGCGGTTTACAACGCTCTTTCCCCGCTGCTGGCTGAGCATGGGCTGTGCATTCTGCCTCGCATGCTTAGCCGGGTTTGCGAGGAGCGCCAGACAGCAAAAGGAGGTACGCTGTTTTACGTAACCGTGGAGGCCGAGTTCGATTTCGTATGCGCTGACGATGGCAGCAAGCACACCGTGAAGACGTTTGGCGAAGCGATGGACAGCGGTGATAAGGCCACCAATAAGGCGATGAGCGCTGCTTACAAATATGCAGCTTTTCAAGCCTTTGCCATCCCTACCGAGGGCGATAACGATGCCGATGCTCACACCCATGAGGTAGCCAGCAAGGGACGCGATGACAGCCCTCCAGCGCGCGCAGCACGGCTTAAAGCGGGTGTTGCTGACGGCGATGCAGAAGGCGCCGCTAAAGCGGTTGCAGGCTGGCCGCAAGAGGTGGTGGATGCCGTGTGGCCTTTGTTGGATGAGCAAACCGCAGATCAACTCACGCGCAACTGGCCAAAGGGGTAATCATGACCTCTCTTTACGAAATCGCCACCGCATTTAAGCAAGACGCCGAAAAGCTGGCCGACCTTGATCTAGATGCGCAAACTATCGCAGACACGCTAGATGGCCTGTCAGGCGACTTGGAAACAAAAGCCCAGGGTGTTGCGTACTTCCTCAAGAATCTTGAGGCTACGGCGGCATCCATCAAACAAGCCGAGACTGACATGGCAGCACGCCGGAAGGCTCTGGAGAACCGCGCAGAACGCCTGCGGCAGTACGTGTTTGACAGTATGCAGGTTGCTGGAATTGAAAAGATCAGCTGCCCGCATTTCGTCATCGCCATCAAAAAGAACCCTGCCGCGGTTGATCTGTTTGAACCCGGATTGCTGCCAGCTGAGTTCATGACCAAGCCTATTCCTCCTGAGCCTATGCCTGACAAGAAGTTGATTGCCGCTGCGCTCAAAGCTGGCACCGACGTTCCCGGCGCTCGTCTGCAATCTGGATTGCGCTTGGACATTCGCTAGTCAGGTGCATGTAAGCAAGCCGCAAGAGAATAAGCCATGACACCTTACGAACGCGCTGACTTTCAGTTTCTTGCGGAAAAGCTTGAGTGCTACTACGAATTCCTAGATGGCGATTCGCAGCAGGAAGTTGACAGGATCTGGCGTGAATATGAGCTAAGCGTAACCACGCGGAAAGAATTTGAATGAACACGACACACGACAAGCTGGCGGTATTCGGAGATTGTCTTGAGTGATCGAATATCCGTGAGTGAGCTTAAGGAAAAGCTACGTTACGACCCTGAGACGGGAGTCTTGGTGTGGGCAGTAAAGGTTGCCAATCACATACCCGCAGGACGCGAAATTGTGCATGTAGACAGAGAAGGCTATATGCGTTTGTACATACGAAACAACAAACTATTTGCACATAGAGTTGCCTGGGCAATACATCATAACTCTTGGCCGGAAGGCGTTATAGATCATAAGAATGGCGTGCGCACAGATAATAGATTGTGCAACTTGCGCAATGCAACCTTACAAGACAATCGGCACAACAGAATAGATAGGCCGATAGGAGCTTCTGGGTATATAGGTGTCAATTGTTGCAAGGGAGGGCAACGTTGGTCAACGCAAATACGACTTGCCAAAGTAACCCACTATCTTGGGCGCTTTGATGACCCGATTTCTGCTGCTATTGCATACGACCGCGCTTTGACGTATTTCCATGGTGAATTTGCATCTACAAACTTTAGATTGGGGTTGATATGAACAATGAGCAAAACAACCGCTTTGGCGCGCAACCAGCTGCAGCAAGTCATCAGCAGGGCTTACAGGTTGCGGAGGGCGTGGCGGTGTATTCGCCGCTCACCCTAAACGAAGTGCGCGACCTAAGCGCCATGCAGGCTGGCGCGCCGTGGGCTGAAAACGTGGTTGCAGGCGTGGCAGAGCTTTTTGCCATCGCCGACGATCTGCGTGCGAAAGGTAAGCGCCCTGTAGATCCAGCTGACGAACATGGCCACTCGCACCGGTGGAATGACGAGGGTGAAAGGTGCTTGAAGTGTGGCGATAAAGACTGGATGGCAGATCGGTTCTGTAGCGTTTCGGACGCCCCAATGCCAGAACGCGCTCCCGGTGCCCCTGTGCCGCGTGATGTCGCTCCGTACCCCGCCGGCCTGCCACCAGAGCTTGACGCAACCCCCTCGCAGTCGCCCGCCCCGCTACCGGAGGCGCAACCCGTGAGCGACAACGGGGCGGCTACGTATTTCGCTGGTTTTGACGAGTCTCTGGAATGCGCGGTCATTTTCGACAAAAGGGGCGACATAAAACTAATCGTCCCGAATGGGAAATTGAAGGTAAGCACCAAGGGGGGCGAGTGCAACGATTGCAAAGACCGAGACCTTCAATTTGCTAAAAACGTAGCTGTTCTGGTCAACGCATCGCAGGCGCACGGCAAGAGCGAGGCGGTGGCGGCATTTGGCAGTTACCCGGCACTGAATCTGCCCGTCACGCAGGACAAGCGCTGGACTACCGGCCTCGCCGTGGAGTTCGCCTATGCGGCCATCGACGCTGACCGCGCCCAGCGCTCGGCCGCCGCCCCTGTGCCCAAGGCTCCAGACGCCGAGAAGGACGCGGCGCGCGGGCCGACAGTGCTGGTGACGCATCGCACCGACTTCGAATTGGAAGCGACCGCCACCGTTTCCGAGCCCGCTGAGCATTCGATCCGAGCTGAGCGCGAGGATGTGGATGCAAACTGGTACATCACCGTCACCGGACCCGATGGCATGCGCAGCTATGACGGGTGGTGGCAAGGCTCGGCAGGCCGAAGCGTAGAAGACGTCGTGCAGGAGGCACTACGGGGCGCCGCCCTGCAGGCCGAAGCGCAGAAGACGGGAGGCGCAGCGTGATGGACCAAGCACAAGTTTTGGACCCCTGCTGCGGCAGCCGAATGATGTGGCTCGACAAGACGGATGACCGAGTGATCTTCGGTGACCAGCGCAGCGAGACCATCACCGTCACGGACCGCACGCACCACGAAGACGGCACGCGCACGCTGACGATCGACCCGGACGTGCTGCTCGACTTCCGCGCCCTACCCTACCCGGACGGCCGCTTCAAGCTGATCGCCTTCGATCCACCCCACCTGGTTCGCGCTGGGCCTCGGTCCTGGCTCGCTGCCAAGTACGGGAAGCTGGGCCAGGACTGGCGCGACGACCTGCGGCAAGGCTTCGCCGAGTGCTGGCGCGTGCTGGCCACAGACGGCGTGCTGGTCTTTAAGTGGAACGAAACGCAGGTGAAGTTGGCCGAGGTACTGCCTCTTGCGCCGGCGAAGCCTCTCTTCGGCCAGATCAGCGGCCGCAGCGGCATGACGCACTGGCTCGTCTTCATGAAGCCCGCCACCCCTGCACCCCTGGAGCAATCCTCGTGAGCGCGGCCGACAACACCATGCGCGCGGAGTTCGAGGCGGCGGTGCTGCAGGTTGAACCTGGGTTGTGCTTGGATCGAACGCGCATTGATGGCGCATACCTTTATTCCACAGCCGAAATAGCCTGGGCAACTTGGCAGGCCGCTCGCGCCGGCACCGCCCGCATGGTGGCCGATGCTGTCGCGGCTGAGCGGGAGGCTTGCGCAGCGATATGCGACGTGACTTACGTAGAGCCAGGCGATATGCAGGTCGAATCTTGTCACGAAGCCGCACTTATTATCCGAGCCCGCGCCACGACACCCGAAGCAGGAGAGCAGCGATGACCTGGAGCGAGTCCTCTATTGCCAGGGCGATTGCCCTACAGACGCTGGCCCGGAAATGCGTGGTGCTGGTCGACAACTGCAACTGGACCGGGCACGAGTGCGATGTGCTGGCGGTGACCACCGATCTGCGCATTATCGATGTCGAGGTAAAGATTAGCCGGAGTGATCTGAAGGCCGACGCCAAAAAGGGCAAGTGGTGGAGTCGGTCGGCAAGTTGGAGGGAATGGGCCGGGGAAACACGACCCGACCCCATTGCGCGCGTGCATCCGCCAAAAGTTTGGAAGCACTACTACGCGCTCCCATCCGACATCTGGAAGCCGGAGTTGCTCGACTGTCTCCCAAGTAAAGCGAGCGGGGTCCTGCTGCTTAGAGATATTGCCGGCGCGCGCAGCATTAATGCGCCCGTCGTCGTGACATGTGCGCGCCGGGCCAAGCCGAATCCTGACGCCATGCGCCTCAAGCCCGAGCATGTCATGGACATCGCGCGCCTGGCAAACCTCCGAATGTGGGAAGCCCGCCACCAAGCCGAAAAGGCACAAAGGATCGCAGCATGACCGAATGCACATCACAAGACGCCGCGATGCGGGCCGAGTTTGAAGCCTGGGCCGCGGAAGAATGGGCGGGCAGGAGCGTACCGGACAACGCCTGGCTAGGCTGGAAAGGCGCAATGGCCGCCTTGCAGCAGCGCCTCGCCGAGAACGCCGAGATCGTTGAGGTGTACGACAAGCTCCACAAGCACAACGTCGTCGGCGGACACTGGATGTGGGGGATGGTTGCGCAGGCCGCGGAATCGGGGGATGCAGAGCAGGCGGCTCGGGATCATGGCCTGGTGCGTATCGAGGGCACCCGCAATGAAAAAGAGCTGCAACCGGGTGGAAGCAGCTCTTTAGGAGACCAGAACCTTAGCGGTAAAGATCAGCGGTGTGGAAGCGATGAATCATACCCCGCCGCTCCCCAGGCCAGCGAGGTGCCGAAAAATGGCTGATGCACAGGAAATCGTGGATCGCTTCTATGTCCAGCACGGCCCCTGCTGCGCTGGATGTGACTGGTGGCATCGATTCAACAGCATGGCCGGCGAATGCCATAGAGGCGCGCCTGTGTCAGGCCATGAGCGCATCGGCATGCTGGGCATCAGCTACAGCAGCTTGCCCCTTGCTGCTGGCCACACGCTGACGACCCGCGAGCACCACTGCGGCGAGTTCAAGGATGGTTTCGACTGGTCGGCGCTGCCCGCTCACTACCTGCGGCGCATCGGCTGGACAACCCGAACCGCTCCCCAGGCCAGCGAAGTAAACGATGGCGCTGCTTCTTTGAATAGCGGCGCGGCGATGGACGACTAACTTTTGCGGGTGGCGATAGCCCGAATGGCGTCACCCGACTTTTTGCTGCCTGCACTGCTACCAAGCCAGTAATTGATAACTTGGCCGAATCCAAGTTGTAGAGCGCCAAACATGATGCTTACCAGCTGGGCCAAGTTGTCGGGGAGGTCGTCACCTCGGACAAAAAGCAGCCAGATGCACAGAAAGTATCCGCCAATGACAAGGATGGATACTAGCGGCGCACCCCATGCTATGACGCTGCCGGAGCGCGCAAGATCAGCGGTTTGGGCGCGCGCAGATGCCGTATCAGCCAGCAGAGTAGATTCAGTTGCAGCATCGATTCGCGCCATCTCCAGTGTGAAGTTTTGCTCGGCAACCTTCAATGCGGTGATCTGCTCGCCAGTAAGCGAACCATTGCTAAGCGCGGCGACAACTTCATCTTCGCTTGCTTCTGGCTTGCCCAGCAGTTTTTCTCCCAGCACCTTCACAGCCGCACCAGCCAGCGGGCCGCCCAATGCTGTTGCCAAGCCGGGCGCTACGCTTTGCAGCGTTTCTTTCCAGTCGAACGCCATTACTGCCATTCTCCGGTTTTCATTTGCTTGGACAGCCGTTCTGCGCGTTCTGGCGTTTGCTTTGCCCAAGTGCTATTCAACATACCAGCCGCGGCGCCACTGTAGTCACCCGCCTGGATCATCTTGAGCGTGTTGACGAAGCCGAAGAGGCCCGCTACGCCCATTTGATAGGCCATGTTCAGCAGCACCGCGAATCGCACCGGATCCATGTTTGCCGTCCAGGGGGCACGCTTGCGGATTTCCGAAGCATTGATGGCCAGACGATTGTTGGTGATGAAGTCGATTTCCTCCGGCCTCAGTCCGCCGCCTTTGCGCTTGTCCACAAGGAAGCCGCGGCCGATGGTGTCAAAGCCTAGATGGTCCTTGTAGACAGTCGGGATGTTGCCTTCGTCGCGATCCAGCTGGGTGAATATGTCGGTGATGGCTGGCATGTCATTCCTTGGCTTTAAGCCGGTCTATTTCCGCTTGGAGGGTTTGAGCGCGTTTGCTCTCTTCCTCAAATTTGTATTTCCACAGCTTGGCATCAAATTCCATAGCCGACAGATCGCGCCTGGCTTCTGATAGAAGCATCCAAGCATCGTCTTTCTGCTGGCGGACTTCGACTATCTCTTTGTCCTTATCGCGGTTGGATTCAAGTAGCGAGTTCTGCCATTCGGTAGCATTCTCGTCGTTCTTGATCTGCCGCGCATTGTTAACCGCGTTCTTGTTTCTGTCCTTGATCCATGCAGCGGCTGCAACGACAACCGTCAAGATAGCGGTAGCTGCCGCTCCAGGATCGATATTCACCGCACACGGCGTTCAGGCGCCGTCCTGTAGGCGGCCCATCCAAGGCAGGGAACAGTGATGAAATAGATCGACATAAGAGGGGGAAGGTATCCGGTAGACCACCACACCGACAATAGGCAAAACGCCCAGATCACAAAGCCGTAGAGATTCGTCCAAAGGTTTGAGCGCGCGCGGTGGATGCCCTTCTTGGTGTCGTCCCAAATGAGTTTAACGGTGATGACGCCGTACCCCACGAAGATTGCAGACCACATCCACCGCGGCCCGACCCACTCCATTAGGTCATAAGCCTTGGGCGACATTGAGTGCGCTGACAGCATAAGGAATGCCGCAAAGATTAACGAAGCCAAGGCCATGAGAAAACGCACTGTTATGGTGTCAATCTCCCAAAGCAAGGCCGAAACCAATGGCAGCCGCTTAGGTATTGCCGTGACTATGCCTTTGATGTCTGTTTTCATCACTGCCTTAAACCACATCCGGCTCTACCAGCTTTAGAAGCTCCACATCAAACACGGTGGACGATTTGCCAGCACGACGACTGAACATCGCGTTTGGCATCCATGAACAGCGCGCGTACACAGGGCCAGTGCCCGTGATCTCATCCACTGTCATATTGGGGCCGCCCGACTTGAGTTGGACGGTGCTCCCGACTTTGATTTCTTCCATGTCTGATCCTATACAGCAATGCCGTTTTGGTTGTAGTTATTATGGCTGTTGTTGACTAAGGGCAAGGCGCCGCTATTCACCATCTGCACCTGGCTCGTCACGTTGTCGTGGTAGTTGAAGATGCCGGAGAT